TTGATACAGAACGGTAATATTGAAGTCAAGGCCGGGGCCTTTTGCCCGCGTACCGTAGGAACGTGGAAGTACGTAGATGTGTGGGCAGAGAATGGCGGCAGACGCGATAAGAGCGGGAATAAGTTAGTACGTGGGTATTGGAAAGCCTGTTTGAAGAAAGGCGGCGACCTGATGGCGTACACCCGTAAAGAGTTAGTAGAGCAAATAAAAAGCAAGGTATAAGGTAACGGCCCGGTTAGCCACCGGGCCGCAAAGACAAATAGGTATGAAGAGAACGTATTATATACATCCTGAAAACGAGAACGGCAAACGCCGGGTATCTGTTAAGATAGTTAGGAAGAAAGGCCGTAAGACCATAGAAGAGTATTACGGCGTTGCATGGTTTGATAAGCCGGGTAGTTGGTACAAAGACCATTGGAATTTACACTATGACGGCGTAGACACGGCTTGCGGCAGCTTAGACGAGTGCAAGGCACGATTAGCCGCGTTAGATGGCTTTGGCTACAAAGACGGTTTTTATACTAAATGCGAAGTGGAGTTTGTGGAAACGTCAGACAGATATTAGGTTATGACAGAAAGCGAGGTAAAGCAAGTAATCAGAGGCCAGGCGAAAGCCGCGTACCTGAATAAGACCGTAGACTTTGGTACGGATAAGTTCAAAGTCCGTAGCCTCAAAGTCCGTGCTACGAGCCGGGCGATACCAAAAAGCGACTACGACGATTACGGCGTAGATGAAGATACGGTAAAGTTCTTTGTTGTAGAGTTTTGCGACACCGAAGATGATTTTTGGGCGACTAATTGCGTTTGCTCAATTCTGACACTAAACAGCAAAGGCCAAATAGGTAGTGCCGATGTGCCTTACGATTTTGATTACGAGGGTACGAGCGCAGATTTTACGATAGCCTTTGCCGAGAAAATTAACGCGATTGTGACGGCAAAACAAAGGTAGCCTGAAAAATAAAAACTTAACAAAATCAAAATTTTACCACGTTGTGCCAAGGTGTACCACGATGCACCTTAACGCATTTGCAGCGGCCATAAAATAGGTATAACTTTGCGGAAAAGATATATCTATTTTATGGCTAAATGGTGGAATATCACCCAATTTTTTAAGCGTGACGATAACGCCGAGGCTACCACCCAACAGACCACGGCGAACCCGACAGGGAATAAGCGCACAACCCCGCGCACAGGTGCAGGGCTGCAATTTTTCTACGCTTCTACTGATACCGCGACAGCCGTAGCCACCGTTTACCGTTGTGTGCAGTTGCTTAGTGATAGCGTAGCCGGATTGCATTTGCAGTACATGAAGTTAAAGGGCGACCGCTACCAAGAAGATAAAAACAACGACCTACATTATTTACTTACCGTGCAGCCGCAACCCGAAATGTCGATTTTTGACTTTTGGAGTATGGCCGTTAAGATGATGCTTTTAGACGGTAACGCCTACATCTACCCGCGAAAAGTCAGGGGAGAGATTACCGATTTAGTGCTTTGTGGGCGTAACACGGTAGGACACGATGCTTTGAACGGTAAGTACACCATTTGCGACGCATATAACGGCGTTTATGGCACGTTTGAGGAATCCGAAATTATACACCTGTACTTACATTCGTCTGACGGGCGTACAGGCGAGAGCGTACTAAGTCATGCCCGTAACACGCTTACTATTGCGCAGGCGGGCGACGTTGAGACGGCAAATCGCTTTATCAATGGCGGTAACGTCCGGGGTATTGTCAGCAACGATAAATCAGTAGTAGGCTTTGGTGAGTATGCAGATGAAGAGTTGGAAAAGACAGCCGCCAACTTAGACGAAAGGTTTATGAACGGTGAGCATATCGTAAGTTTGCCCGGTCAGTCTGACTTTAAGCAAATTTCGCTTTCCTCTACTGATATGCAGTTTTTGGAAACCCGTAAGTTTACCGTCCGGGAACTATGCCGTTTCTTTGGCGTACACCCGTCTTTTGTATTTGACGACACGAGCAATAACTACAAATCGGCTGAAATGGCTAATATAACGTATTTGTCGTTTTCGTTAGACCCTATCCTGAAACGTATTGAGGCCGAGTTTACCCGTAAACTAATACCTCAATCGCTTTGCTGCAAACGTATTTTCAAGTTTGACCGTAAGGGAATTTACAGCCTTGATTTACTTTCGTTGGCGAAATACCAGACAATGACCATTGCAAGCGGCATCTACACCGTAAACGATTGGCGACACATAGAGAATCAGCCCGCAGTCGAGGGCGGCGATATTACGTTAGTATCTGCAAATCTTATACCGTTGAACGGCGACAAGTTCAAGCCCGGAGGCGGTACAACGAATATAGAAGAAACAAAACCAAGCGAAGAAGATGACGAAGATTAACAAAAGGAGTATCGGATTTGACGTTAGGCTACAAATCCGGGAAGCCGCCGAGGGCGGCGAGAGCCGTATAATTGAGGGCTACGCGCTTAAATTCGGTGTGCGCAGCCGTCTTTTGTGCGATTGGTGGGAAAACTACTACGAGGTATTAGAACCCGGTTGTATTACCCGTGAGACGTTGGACGCTTGCGACATCATGCTTACGATGTTCCACGACCGCCAACTTATCTTAGGCCGTAGTAAGATGGGCGTTGGCACGTTGCACTACGAAATCGACGAAATAGGTGTTAAGTTTTGGTGTGAAGTACCCAAGACAGCCGACGGCGATAAGGCGTTGGAATTGATTTCACGCGGCGACATTTCGGGATGCTCATTTATCTACTCTACCGATGAACGGGATAGCGAGAACGCCGTTAGTTACGAGTTGTCAGGCGAAAAGACAGAGGACGGCGACGATATTCTGTTGCGCCACGTTAAGCGTATTGATAAGGTGTACGATTTTACGATTACACCAAAGCCCGCTTACGAGCAGACAACGGTAAGTAAGCGCGAAGTCGAGGAAGCCGGTGTAGTATTCGACAAATCGAAAACTACTAAGGTTGAAGAGCCTAAGACAATAGACCTTGCAAAGAAACGCGAGGCTATCCGAGACGTTAAAAGTATTATTAGCCGTACCGTTTAGGCGGCATATTGTTTAATCTAAAAAAGTTTCTGCAAGATGAAAAAGGAGAAATTTAATTTTCGTGAAGCCTACGAGCGCGTTGACGCTATCAAAGGCCGCCTGAACGAGATGGCGCAGAATCTCGAAAACGACAAGGAGCGCGAAGCGTTTACCGATGCTGAAAAGGGAGAGATTAAGCAGCTTTCCCGTGAGTTGGACATCCTTGAAATGAAAATCAAGGCCAATACCCCGACTATCGCAGTAATGCGTCAGGAGGACATCGAGGACGCTAACGCCAAAATGCGCGAGTGCCTGAAAGAGGGTAAGCCCTTTGAGTTGAAGATTGCCCGCGCCGTTGCACAGTCCTTTGGTGGCAATACCTCTACTTACGGCAGCGGCCTTGCAGGCACGAACCCCGCCGGGCTGACTACGCACGACATCGTAGAGCCGCTTTATAACAAGACTATCCTTTCGGCCATTGGCTCACCGCTGTTGACCGGCTTAAAGGGTAATCACCAGTGGCCCGTAGTCGAGGCTTTCCACGCCACGATTAACGATGAGGGCGCAGAGTTGGGCGACACCAAGATACCCCTTAACAAACTTATTCCAAAGCCTGAGCGTTTGGGTATCGCCGTGCCTATCACCCGCGAAGCCCTGTACGAGACCGATAACCTTGTGCAGTTGGTAGCCACGCAGTATATGCCGGTAGCCATTGCCGAACTGATGAACAAGATTATGTTTAGTCAGGTCAAGGTAAACGGTGCTACTGATTTGGTAGGCCCATTCATTCCCGCTAACATGAAGGCCGACAACAAAAAGACCTATACAGGTGACGCGCCCACCCTCAAACAGATTGTCGGTGCAAAGACCGCTATCTTAAAGTGGAACGTGAAGCCGGAGGGCCTTTGCTACGTTATGAGCGACGTAACTAAGGGCGAGTTGGAGGCTACCCCGAAGTGGCAGGGTGCAAACCAGGCTATCGTAGACGATAACGGTAAGATTTGCGGCGTACCCGTCTACACCACCAATGAAGTACCCGACGGCCAGATTTACGTCGGCGCGTTTAAGTACGCACCGCAGGGCCTGTTTGGTGACATGGTGTTTATCGTAGACCCCTACAGCAAGGCGCGTCAGAACGCTATCGATTGTGTGCTTAACGTGGACTACGCTATTAGCGTATTGCGTCAGGAGGCTTTTGCCGTTCTTTCCAAGATTGGCGTTTTCCTTGATAAGTCCGAAATCGAACTTACCGTAGGCGACACAATGGATTTGACCGCATCCGTATTCCCTGTTGGTGGTGCTACCGTGACATGGGCAAGCAGCGCAGCCGCAAAGGCTACCGTTGCTAACGGTAAGGTTACAGCCGTTGCCGCCGGTACGTCTAACGTGACCGCATCGATTACGTTTGACGGGCAGACCTATACCGCAACTTGTGTTGTAACCGTCAAGGCCGCAGCCTAACGGGATTGTATAACTAATCAGAGTGCTTTAAGTTATGGCTAACGTAGTGAGTTTGGAACTATTTAAGCAGCACGTCAACGCGGACGATTTCACGGCAGACGATAAACTTTTGCAGCATTACTTAGATGCCGCAGAAAAGCACGTTATCCGTTATACCCACCGCACCCGTGAGGAATTGGACGAAATGGGCGGCGGGGCTTTCCCCGACGAACTGAAACAGGCCGTCTTACTCATTGGCGCACATTGGTATAACCAACGTGAGAGCGACGCACAGGTGCAGTTTCATAGTGTGCCAAACTCACTACAAGCCCTAATGAAACCCTTTAGAAAGTTGGTAAGATGATAGCCGGACGGATGAAGTACAAACTAACCCTGTTAGAGCCTACGACGGCCATTAACAGATTTGGCGAAGAGACCCCGACCTTTGCCGAAGTTAATACCGTACACGCGGAGCGCATTAAGCACAGCGGACAGCGCAGCGAGGAAGTAGGTGAGCATTTCCCCGACTACCGCGTTTCGTACAACGTCAGGAGCGCACACCCGGTTAAGGAGAATTGGCGCGTACAGGAGTTAGGCGGGTATCTCTATACCGTCGTAGCCATCGAGCCCAACAAAGACAAAGGTTTTAAGACTTTGATTTGCGAGAGAGTGAACGAGTAACAACTAACCCCAATAAAAATTTCAAACTATGAAGTGTAAGATTTTGCTTTCAGCGTTGGCACTTATCTTTAGTGTCTCGCTTTGCGCGTTTGCCGATGGAACGGTAGAGCAGCCGCCTACCTACGGCGACGTAGTAGTAACCGAAAAGGCCCAGCAGCCTATTTTCGACGTACCCGGTGAGTATATGATTACCACCTACGACGTAGTACAGGGCGTAGATTTCGTTATGCCTGTTAATCAGGTAACACTACGCACCGACTTTGTAGCCGAGACGTACAACCTTACGTTATCAGGCTTTGCCGATGCTTGCAAAGATGTAATGACTTTCGCACAGGCGCACCAACGATTTAGGCAAACTAACACCTACTTATTTCCCGACAATCGAAGATGCTACCTACGACTATCCGACCAAGCCAAAAGTACCGCTAATCAGATGTACGCGCCCGGCAAGTGGAAACGATGGGTTATGGCGCAGCGAAAGTAACAACGAATAAACCGCACAGCGTATGCAACCCAGCGAATACACAGGCAGCGAGTGGAAAGAGTTAGCCAAGGAACTAACGCCACGCCAACTACGTAACGCCCTGAAACGCTCATACCGCGCCGAGGCAAAAAAGGCGTTAGGCATAGCCCGGAGATACTTAGGTGCAAGCGGGCTGCAAGTTCAGGGAAACAAAAGCGATTGGGATAAGGGCATACGTAGCCACATCTACAGCCGAGGCGGTGGCTTTATGATTACCGTCAAGGCCCACCGGGCTAACCTGAAAGGGCAGGGCGAAAAGTCAATGCACGAAAACCGTAAGGGCTTTAAGAAACCTGTACTTATGTGGGCTGAAGAGGGTACAAAGGAACGTCAGCGAGGCGGCAAGAAAATACGTATAAAGCACGGTATCTATGGCACACACCGAAGCGGCAAAACGCAATATTGGACGGAAACCAAACGTAAGGATGGAATACCGACGGGCCGAATGGGTGCTTACGGATTTCTTGAAAGGGCGACACCCGAAATGTTCCAAACCGTAGAACACGACTTAGGTACGGAAGTAGGGGTAGCCGTAGAGAAAGTGGCTAAGAAATGCGGATTTGTTTAACGCTAAGAGTATTAAGTTATGGCAGTAAATAAGACATCGTTAAGCGTTGGCGAAATTATCTACGACGTTCTGACAAACGACGCGGAGGTTATGGCACGGGCAAATAAGGTTTTTCCCGTTGTCACAGACAAAGCCACGTTACCGTATGTAGCGTATCGCCGTTCACGCCTGGAGCATAACCCGGTCAAGGGTACGCAGGGAGCGGACACCGTGCAAATAGATGTACTTTGCTTTGCCGCCAAATACGGAGACGGGGTGCAGTTGGCCGAAGCCGTCAGACAGGCTTTAGACGGTAAGCAAGCCACAAAAGACACCCTGATTATGCGAAGTTGTACGATTGCCGGAGGCGAAGAATACTACGAAAACGATGCTTATATACAAGAATTAAATTTTATCATTAAAGTATAACGACTATGAGTGAATACGTAAACGGTAGTGATATGTTGCTGAATGTTGGCGGCAAGGCCGTAGGCCATTGCACCACGCACACCACTACGTACAACAGCGAGACCAAAGACCGCGCCGTTAAGCCCGAAGCAAACAAAAGCAAGTCGAGTGGCTTGTGGAAAGGCAAGGGCGTTACCGGCCTTAGTATCTCTATCAGCGCAGAGGGCTTGCGCGTTTATGAGGAAACCGAAAACGGCTTTGAGCAGGTGGCCCCGCTGTGGGGTAAGGGCCAGAGCGTCGAGGTACAGGCTTTCAAGCGTGAAAACGACGCATCCCCCTATCTGAAAGGTAAGTTTGTTATTGCCTCTATCGAGGAGGCGAACCCCGCGCAGGATGATGGTACTTACTCCATCAATCTGGAGAACGACGGCGAACCCGACATTTACCCCGGCAAGGAAGCCGCAAGCGGTGGCGGTGACTAACTCTAATCTCTACTGACTATGGCAAAAGTAGAAATTACTATCAATGGCGTAGCGTACCCCTGTAGACAAACTATGGGGGCTATGCTACGTTTCAAGCAGGAAACCGGCAAAGAGGTTACAGAGATTGACCCCGGAAGTTTCAGCGACCTTTGCACTTATCTTTGGTGTTGTGTGAAATCAGCATCTAAGGCAGACGGCAAGGATTTTGATTTGTCGCTGATGGACTTTGCCGACAGCGTAACGCCCGAAGATGCTACAGAGTGGGCCGAGGCCAACAAAGAGCAGTCAGGCGACGGCACTACAGAAAGCAGCGAGACACCCCGAAAAAAAAAGAAGAGGGCATAAATGACTACTTAGGCTTTGCGTTGGGTTGCATACACCTATCGTTTGACGATTTTTGCCGATGTACCCCAATGGAATTTGAGAGCATTTGCAAGGCGTACCACGACCAACGCGAAGCCGAATATCAAGACGAATGGGAGCGTACAAGGGCAATAATAGTCGCTACCCTACGGCCACACCTGAAAGGACGGCCAACAGCCCAAAAAGTCTATCCGCTACCGTGGGATAAGGCAAAGAAGAAACCGCAAAAGAGCGGGGCGAAGCCACTTACGGCAGAGGAAAGCAAAGCACGATTTGAAAGCCTATTGGCGCGAATGAAGAGTGCCAACGATGGCGAAACAAAATAATTATACAGCGTACAATGGCGAAAGACGTAAAATTTAATATCCGGCTAACGATTGACGGCAAAGAGCAAATCGTTACTGCATCTACAAACGTAAAGGAGTTTGCAGAACAGTTGGCGATTGCGCAAACTCAATCCACGAAGTTGAGAGACGATTTGCTGAAAGTTACCCAAGTTACTACGTCTTTTCAAAATGCCATGTCAGGTTTGCAGCAGCTTACCGGGCTAATGCAGACCTATACCGCCGCCAATTCAGAACAAGCCGAAGTAGAAGCGAAATTGGCTAACAATATGCGTAACACGATGGGCGCAAGGGATGAAGATGTACAGAGTATCAAAGACCTTTGCGCCGCCCAGCAGCGGTTAGGCGTAATCGGTGACGAAGTGCAGATGGCGGGCGCACAGGAATTAGCCACCTACCTTGAAAAGAAATCAAGTTTGGAACAACTCATACCCGTAATGAACGATATGGTAGCACAGCAGTACGGTTTGAACGCTACGAGCGAGGCCGCGACTAATATTGCTACCATGTTGGGCAAGGTGATGGACGGGCAGGTAGGCGCACTTTCCCGATATGGCTACAAATTTGATGAAGCCCAGGCGCAAATATTGAAGTTTGGTACAGAGGAACAACGCGCCGCCGTATTAGCCGAAGTAGTGGAAAGTTCTGTAGGCGGTATGAATGAATCGTTAGCCAAGACAGATGCCGGTAAGGCAAAGCAAGCCGCAAACGACTTTGGCGATTTGAAAGAGCAAATAGGCGCAATTATAGCCCCGTTTGAATCAGCCATTATTAAGGCGGGCCAATTTTCTTTAGCCATTAACGCGATTAGTACAACCGTTGGAGGCATACGCGGTATATACGTAGCCGTCGTTTCGGCTACAGGTGCATTAAAGAATCTGACCGTAGTAACCTACGCGCAGACAGCAGCCGGAAAGGTAGCCGCCGCCGTGCAATTCCTTTGGGCAAAGCAGTTATATTATGGCCGTCAGGCGCAAATAGCATGGGCGTTTAGCGCAAAGTTGGCCACCGTTCAGGCTATCGCAATGCGAGCCGCGATTATGGGCCTTATGGCCGTTACAGGCATTGGCCTTGCTTTTGTGGCGGTATCGTCTATTATTTCCCTGTTTGCAAGTAAAACGGACGATGCCACAAAATCTATGCAGGATGCCGAGGCAGAGGCGAAGCGTTTGCAGGAAGTCCAAAACGAGGAAGTACAGGCGGGCGCACAGGCAGCGGCCACGTTGGATTTGCAAAAAGAGAAACTTAAAAACCTGATAGATGCCAAAAAGACAGGCAAAGACGTAAGCAAGGAAGAAAAGAAAATCGTAGGCGAACTTAACGACGCTTACGGCGAAACGATGGGCTACTTTGATAGCGTTTCAAAGTGGTACGATGCCCTGATAGCCAATAGCGAAGATTATTGCCGACAAATGGTTATTGAGGCTAAGACCCGTCGCCTTGCTAATCAGATTGCCGAGAAAGAGGCCGAAACGCACAGCCTTATTTATGATGATAAGGGCAATAAGAAAAAATACAGCACAAAAAACGAGACGTACACCGAAACCGAATACACAGAAGATGTAAACGGCCAAAGACTGCCGTCTGGATGGCATGAGGTGGAAATACCGGGTACGAGTGAGTTAGATAAGGTAAACCAACAAATCCGCGATAATAGAGCACAGGTTAAGGACTTGCAAAAGCAAATGCAAGATGCCGTAGCCGAAGCCGCGAAACTTGATTTTAAGGTTAAGGGTAGTGCAACCCGGCCCGCTACGTCTACTACGTCTACTACGACCAAAGCCGGTAAGAATGGCAAGGAAGATAAGCAGCTTATCGAAAATGCCAAGACCTACAAGGATTTGGCAAATAACGTCGCTTACTATCAGCAAGAGTTAGAGAAATGCGATATTACCGACACCGAGCGGATAGTTACGTTAGCCAAGGCAAAGAAAGCCGCTGAAGATGCAGTAAAGGCGTTTAAGGATATGACCGACGCGGCCACGATGCCCGTTGAACTGAATACCTTAGACGATTACGATAAGAAGTTGAACGCCCTACGCAATGACCGTAAGACGGCAAGTAAAGAGCAAATAGCCCAAATCGACGCGGAGATAGAGCGTATAGAAGCCGCTAAACAAGCGTTGGAAGATGAAAGCGTAGCCGCCTTAAAGGATGAAGAAATACGTACCTACGACCAACTAAACAAGAAACTTGCA